CCCCACCGAAGTGGTATCACCGTTTCCAGATTCAGATGCACAAGTGCTGCTGTTTGTATATAACAAGTCGGCTGGACCCAACTTGATTCGCTCTGTATTACATGTTCGGGTGTTTGCACAATCACGATATGGCGAGGTCCGAAGAGCCCGACAATGGCGAAACATGCCCACTACCTACTTATCAACATTGCTTGCATTCCTTTTGTTACGTGTAGTTGATACGCAACTCGGATGCCGAACAATAACTGTATTTCTACCGTTATACCTCATAACTTCAAAGAAGGAGGATTTAATGCTAAGGTGTGCGGTTTCATCCGCAATTTGGGTGTTGTGTACCCTGGAATAGCTAGTGCAGGACCACACTTGTCCAACACAATTGTCCAGATTCTGATGTCCGAAGACTGCTTAGAACCGGCTGGACCCGGTACCGTATGATATTTTAATTTGTATTTTATATTGTTTGTATTTGCACATCACCAACCAGGTTAACTGCAAAGGGGTTGCATGGAGCACATCACCAATGTTAACAATTGATGAATATGCAACCACCGGCTTCGGATGGTGTGTGTATTTAATGGCCAACGCACATTGTATTTAATATATCATACCTGTCAGTTGAGGCGGGCAAGGATTACTTATGCCACTTAGACGCCTTTCGAGAAATCATATTTATATATAGTGTTTATTATGTTTGTATTGGTTACTGTTGTGACTGAACAATACCGACATACTCCTCGACAGAAGCCGAGTAAATGCGGTAGAACAATTTTGCCGACATACTTTGTGCGGCATTAGTTGCTTCACTATGGATCTGCACATAGATGTTGTCAGTGCCAATCAGTATACCATTTCCCATTCCATCGGTGAAATCAAAAGTTTGAACCAGCGGGAATGAACACCCGCCAGACGTTTTCCAACCAGTCTGATAACCAACGACAGCAAATGTGTCGGGATCAGCCAGAGTCGTTGTAGTAGCGCCATGATTTTTAGTGGAGAATGCGACGCGAACTCGCTCATCCGTTGCAGTTCCAACGTTAAGGTTGTCGCTGAACTGGACAAGTACCTTTAGTGCTTCCACGACTTGAGCGCGGGAACCATTGGCAGATGAGAAGTTTCGCATGATAGGTAGAGGGAACGGAACAGTTAGATTCGTATCGGCAACAGCTTGTGTTGCAAGAAACGTCATGTATTCAGGTTTATAGTCCCGACTACCACCAGTGAGAATGTTAGACTCGGAATTGCGATTGTTATTATTTCGTCGATTACGACGCGCAGAGCGAGTGACGGTAATTGTTTTATTTACCATCTTTTATTATTTTTATATGATGTTAGTGTTTTGCTTATTTTTGTTTGTTTGATATACCAACTAATGCTCGAAATTTGGTATACTATGCCCGGCCCGGATAGTACCCACTTGTGCATGAGAAATTGGTGTTACATCTAACTTCAACAGGTGAAAATTTTCGTAGTGTTTTTCTATGGCGATTTGTCGATCAGGAAGGATACCAAAAGCCGCGTAGTAGCTAACACGCGCCGAAATGCTTACTGGCGTTGTGCGTGGTGCTAAATTTTGACTTTGAATCATTCTGCTCGTGTTCTTCATAATATACAACAAGAAAGAATCTTTACAGGTCTTACCCTTTGACTCCCTCACGAATAGGGAGTACAATTCTTGCTGTATTGGCAACCCAGTAGCGATAGCGAGCCCACATTTGCCCACTCCATTCATCCATCGCTGGTGTACGTTGGCGTTCGGAATATCCACAAGGATTAGTGGATCTTTGTTTAGAACAGCAGTATGGTTACGAACCATACGCCAACGCGCTCCGTCAAACACTGGGTGTGTCTGACAGAACTCGATTCCTTCGAAATCGTACACGGGTTTCTCAACTTCCATGACAAATCCCTTGCTGCGAAACCATGAATCGAACTCCCACTGAAAACGGGTGAGGTCCGATTGTTCCATGATAACCATGCAATCATCTCCATTATTAGCCAATTCAACATCCACGCCGCGCTCATGAGCATAAGCCCAAACCATAGCGCACATTAAGATACAATTACCGAGTGACGTATTTATG